CGCCTGTCATCAAGCAAGACTCTGACTTCCAAGAGAGGTTGGCCCAGTCTTCGCGTGTATCTTCTTCCGCTTTGAGAAGGTAGCAGTTGTTAAAGAATTTATTTTGACGGCCAGCGTAGTAGATGTAGCGTCCGCCTGGAATAAATTTAAGATTGCTGATGATGTTTACCAGCTCTTCTTTCTCGGATTTTTGCATGAAGTTTTGACACACATCTTCGACGAGGACGCGAGACAGATCGTTCCATGTGTCACAGTTTTCGTGGGAATACTTATGGTTGAAGATGTCCTCTGAAAATTTGCTACGAAATTGCGGATTTCTATTTGATTTAAATGGCATTAAATTAGTTTACCTTTCTTGCTTTGATGAAGTCTTAACCCTGCCATTTTTTTAGGCCATCTGGATTTTTTTCAGATAGTTTCCCCCAGTTGAGGCCATACTCAGCGTCCACTGGAATAGTCATTTTTCTTTGGTGGATTTCGACGGTAATTGTGAGACAGTCTAACACACGCCTGAGCAAGAGGTCAAAATTATTCTTAGGAATACTGGCTACAATGGCGTCGTGAATCATGCCTTGAAGTTTTACTTGAGGTTCAAGTGTTTGCCAAACTTTCTTCAGACCTTGGGCCATGATGTCTGCCACTACTGATTGGGGTCCAAAGGCGATGGCCTTTCTTAGGGTGTGATCAGACCACGTCCTTTCATAAAATATTCTGCGGCGGCCCAGGGGTGTAGTAATTTGTTGGTCTTGTTGTATTTTTCTGGCCACACTTTGATGCCAAGTACGTATACCCGCAAAGCTCTTGAAGAATTTTCTTTGGAACTCCTGGACAAACTTGGTTTCTACTTGAGCTACTTGGGCTAGAGTCCTGGCAGAGCCATAGTAATTCGTACCATGAGTGAGCCGTTTTGCAATGTCTCTATAAGTAAATCCCCGATAGAATTCTTTGTCCACACCGCTCGGTCCTCTATCTGGAGACACACCGAAAACCATTGCTGCAACTTGACTATGCACATCTGATTCCTCTACTGCTTTTATGTAATTTTTATCTTCACTTAGATAAGCTACTGCTCTTGCTTCAGCTCCAGCTAAGTCACAATATACTAGGTAGTGGTCAGGCTCCGCAATAAATACTTGCCTTAGGGAGGGGTCTATATTTTGTACGTTAGCTGAGTGCCTCAAGGGATGATCACTGCTAGACCAGCGGCCCGTGTCGGTTCCAGCTATATTGTAGCCAGCTGCCCAACGATCTCCTGTAGCTAAAGCTTTGTTTAAAGTTTGGCATTGCTTTTCCAAGTCTCTGATACTTAATATTAGTTTGACAAAAGGTCGGGCTAAAGAATAATTTTTCGCAATTCTTTCTAGGGCTACCCTGTTACAAGTTATACTTCGCACACCTGATTTAGATTGAGTTTGAGTTGGGATCATAAGAGTTTGATAAAAGAATTTCTTGAGTTGTATGTGTGAGTTGGGGTTGAGAGGGAACCCAGACACCTCTTTAGTTAGTTCATTTAGAATTAAACGATAGCTGTCTATTCTTTTTTGTGCCTCATCCACTATGATGCTACGAGCTTCAGTATCTATTTGTATTCCTCGTGTCATCATGGTGTGTACAGGTGGCAGTAAAGACTTTTCAAACGCATAGACAGGGGCAACCTCCTGGAGTTTAGGTTCCAGGATACCAAAGAGTTCATGCGTGAGCATAGTATCCATGCCGCAATAAGCCAGATGAAGTTCATGGGCATTTAATGTTTCAAAGTCGGTTACTGTTTTCATGTGTCACCTAGCGATTATTTCTAGTTGATGCTCCATCGAATTCAAGAGTAGTTCTAGGGTGCCGAGAGTTGCATCACGCCGCCCATTTTCCAGGTAGCTTATGTGACATTGGCTTACACCAGATCGCCTGGACAATTCTAGTTGGGTTATGCCTGTATCATGTCTGAGTTGAGCAATAGTTTTTCCCCAGTCAGCGGGGATTTTATCATAGGTTTCCATAGGTACCTCAATAGGGGTTGGGTATAGGGGGTAGGGCCTCTAAATCTTTTATCATATCTTCAAGGTACCATAAGGCTTTCTTGAGGTCTTGGATTTGTTTTTCTTTTTGCTGGTGCTTTATGTTGTAGCGTGAAACATACTTAACTACATTGCCCTGCTCATAGGACATGCCCCAGGATTTGATGTAGTGTATGGTCTCAATGCCTTTGGTGTAGTGCTCAGGATGATTAACTAAATCTTTCTGCTCTATGCTTTTGCGATAGTTCTGCCAACCCTGGGAGTCATTAGGAATATTGAGAGGAGGTTTGGTACCTGAGGAGGACATTTAATCTTTTCCTTATAAAGTTGGTAACAGATACGGGTTGGTTTATTACAGTTAAAGCTCTGCTTTGTGTGCCAGTGGGGTCTAGTTCAGCGAGATCACAAATGTAATTGAAGTCAGTGCTGCTTACGAACCAGCTTATTGCTTCTTGTTTATCTGGATCATGTCCTTGTTTGGTAGCGTCAAGCAGGGCTTGATAAATGACTGCCCTAAAGAGTTTAGTTTCACTCATCTTTTTTATGTTGTTCTTTCTTCTTCTTCTTGTTCATAGTTTTCCATGCCGCCTCGTCGCAATAGAGAGAACCCAAGAACCCCAAAGACTTTTGCATCTCAGGAGATATTGAATGATGAAGTAACATAGTGTCTTCAACAGGAAGAGCCACAGGAATACCATGATCAGTGAAATAACTAATATCGTAGATGCCGTTATGAAAAACTTTTGTGCAATCGCCTGTAAGAACGTCAAACATAAACTCCCAAATTTTTAACTCGTCTTCAAAGGACCATTGATGGTAGCCATCTCTATTTAAATTCCATATTGGTAACACATAACTTTCTGAAGGGGAAGGAGAAAATGATACGCAAGTTATTTGTTTGGCTCTTGTCTCTACATCTATAGCGACTACACCCTTTAGTTTCGGTTTGATCTGAGCTAAATCTTCGAGGGTGTCCACTATGTTGACTTGACGTTGTGTCTTTTCGATACCGCCAAGGAAGCGTTTAACTTTTCGTAAGTCTGCCCTAACTATTGGATGACAGCTGAAGTCTTTAAGTATCGTGGGGATATCGAGGGTAGGTAGAACACGGTGATTTTTATAGGAACAAAGGGTTCCTCTGTAATCGCTGAGTCTCAGGCTAGTCAACAGGGTGAAGGGAACCTTGCCGAAAGTCACAATGAGTTCAGGTTTTAGAGTATCTATTTCAGCTAAGAGTTTGTCGATGGAGGAGTGGTACTGCTCTTTGATGTAGCCTTGATCAAAGCGAGGATACTTGTTCTTATCGTTGGAGAAGTGCTCGCCCTTGGCAGGGAAGAGACAACGAAATTGATTGCCAGATAATTTTAATTCAGCGAGGTCAAAGATGCGCCTCACTTGTTTACTGGTTTCAGGCGTTAAATACTTGGGTGCCTGGGCTAGTAGTTCTGGTTTTTCAAAAAGGAAAAGCATGGGGTATCAGCGAAAGGACCAATACCCCACGCCCTTTCTTTCAGTTAGAGTGGAACACCGTCTGCTTTTTCAAGCTTCTTGACAGTGACGAATGGCTTATCCATCCCTTCGACAGCTTCATGAACCACTGTGGCAACAGCAACATTACCAATGCAATCATCCAAGAGTTCTGTATAGGGAGTGCCTACAGCATCAAGGAGTGGTGCATTAAAGGTGCCGATAAATTTGCGCCACGCACGTTTATCACGAGACCGATGTTGCAGCCAGTAACGGAGAGGGAAGTTGTTCTCAGTATCAGTCAAGTCCTGATCATCGAGAGCTTCCTCAACACGCAAGCTTACTTCATGCATATTGTTACCAGCCTTGGATACCTTCGGCTCGTACTGAGTGAGCTTTACAAGGTACTTGCCTTCGGGATATGCCCTGTATACGGGGGCTTCCTCTAGGCCATCTTGGGTCGGGTCGAATACTTCATCGCTCATCTTTTAGTCCTTTCTTTGGTTTGATTTAATTTTAAGGAACATCTCCGCATAATCGAGCGGATGTTCTGCGTCAACTGCCTTGGGTGCAGAACACTTCAAGGCCATGAATGAGTCGGACTTAGTTCTAACAATGGGAACCGACTCCCTTCCCATTCTCTTGCTGTCGAGCCGCCACAAGTTATTGAAGTAGCGTCCGATAGATTTAGATACTGCAGAGCCTATCATCTGGGGATAACCCTTCATCATACCCTGATCGTTTTCGATAGTCTGTATGTGTGTGTTGACGATGACATTACATTTTACTTGGGGGCCTGTCAAGAATTGAATTACTCTTTTTAATTCTTGGCCAGCATCGAAGTAACGCATACGTCCATCAGATTTTTTGCTGTGTGCCAAGAGACACTCACCGTAAAGGCTTGCTGAATCTATGACAATTACCTTATCGGAACCCCATTCAGTAACAGGGCCTAAGTCCATGTCCTTATACTTCCAGTGCCTTAGGATATTCTTGGCTACGTCAGGTGTCTCCTGATTTTCTACATCAAAACTTATGTAGTCAAGATTGCCTAGCTTATCTTCTTCGACATAGCTGTGGAGTATGTCCAAGCCGTTATCGAAATCGAGAACAGCTATCTTGTAGTCAGCATTTATGAGAGTTGCTAAAGCTCCTGTCTTACCTGAACCAGGGTCTCCACAAATTAAGGCTTTAACACGTTGGTCTCTTGGGTGGTCTTTAAAATTTGGCATTTTGGTTTTCCTCTTGGAGTTTATGTTGGTCACAAAACTGGGATACTTCACACCAGTAGCGACAGCGGAGTGATACCCCAGGTCGGTGCTGGATGTCAAGCCCTTTCTTTTGGGCGAAATCTTGGGCCTCAAACTCATTGGCAAAAAGTCTTGTCGCTCTTGAACCTCCTGGTTTGATGGCTGCCCACTTGTCACCTCGGTGCCAGCGGTCTTCGTCGGTACACAAGGGTAATTCTTTTAATGCTTGTTGATGCTTATCTATTCGGTTTGATATCCACTGTCTTGTTTCTTCGTGCGTCCACATGGTGGGGGTTACTTCAAGCACTGAGACATGCGGGTAATCGAGGCTTTGTTCACGTTTGCTGGGTGAATAATCTATCAGGAAGACAACTACTTTCATGTGTTCTACTGGGTGTTCGGGGTGATTCTCTTCCCATAAGAACTTATAGATGTTTAGTTGTTGCTCCCAATCTTGGAACTCTTCGCGCTCCTTGTTTAGATAGCTAGATACACCAGCAGTCTTCCAGTCTACGAGAGTTTTATCATTGAACTGTAGCAGGTCTGGCTTACCTGATAGCACCCAGTCTCCGAAGACAGCGTAAAGGCGTTTCTCTACAATGCTGTCGCTAGATACATAGCGTTCTATCTTTTCATGCCATGCTGTACCGTACTCTGATCTCAGTGCTTCGCTAACATCTATTTGCAGTTCATCCTTATGCATTTGTTGGAGTGCAAACATTCGGCTAGGCTTAAGGAGATCAGTAGCACTTGCTTGGCTTTCACCTCTGTCATAGGCATCAGCTTCCACAAGGTTGACTAGCTCTTGAGGTAAATTGTAGTCGTTAGTTATTTTGATTTTGGGCATTATGATTCTCCTTTGAGTTTTCCCCATAGTTGTTTGAGGTGCGGCGTATCAACATGGGACATCTGGGCTTCAGCGAAACTCAGCATAGCATCAAAATTATCTATGCCTTCTTCAAGAGCGTGACCAATACATTCTTGGTGCTCTATGTCCCAGTCGCTCATGCTTTGTCTAACGTGATGTGGTGCCGATGGTAATCCGATCCGCGCCTCCTTGTGGTAAAGGTTGGAGAGGCTTACA